CCATCGGGGTTTTGGTTTAAAGACCCCGCGCTTTACGGTTTGGTGGAAATCTAGGCCTACATTGCTGTCGGCTGTTGATCTAACCAAAAACGAACTCGTCCCCAGAGGTGACTCTCTGCTCGGTCTCGGCCTGTGAAGGCTCCGACCGACGAAAGCTCCTCGAAGAGCGATGTCGTGTTCCGTATCAACTCGACTACGGGCGTATGGAGAACATTCCCAAGTGGGATGCGCCTCGTACAACCGTAGTTGGGGACCCGAACTTTTCCTATAAGTTCTCCTGAGAGGAGAATTAAAAAGGTTAGACTCGGGTTCCATGTTTTGATCTCGAACGGAATTCCCTCCTTCAGGCTCGAAAAGCCCAGATGGGGAGACAGTCCGTTTCGATTCAAACCATTGGTTGAAACAGCCGTAGTGCTCATCAGTTTTATCCTTCCGTTTAAGAGGGGTATAACAGATGCGACGTTGATCATAAGATTGGAGGTGCGCGTTCCAGCGCAAATTCCTATCTTGTATCAACGACGCAAAGCATATTCCCTCGTCATAATGACGAGAGATAGGTATTTGCGTCACTACGATGGTTGACAACTGATCCCGTATCGCTTGGGCAACTACCCACAACCCAGCTTCATAAAACTGGTTTGCGGTAGAAACCCAAGACATAACGTGTTCAGGAGTCCACTCAGATCGCCTGGCTGGCATATCCATACGCGCATATATCGGTTTAACCGAATAGCCGTTATAGAAGTCAGCCCCGCAACTTTCTCGAAATGCAGAACGAGAAAAGGACTTGCGGCGATTCACACGGAGACCGTATGATTCAAGGTAATCTGATACCGCGTCCACATATTCTACAGGAACGATTATATCGTCACCGTAGACCTTCACGACTTTTTTAAGAGTCGTGATTGAACGATAGTTCGGCGTCATACCTGACGTTTGCATTATCGCGCTCAAGACGAGTGTGTAAAATACACATGCCTCGACTGGGAAGCATAAAGCTGATCCCATAGAAGCATACTTCTTGAGCAGGACGTTACTTCCATCAGGAAGATCTGCATGTAACGATCGGCAATCCTCGAGCAATTCGAGGAGAGCCGACTTCCTGAAAATCCTCTGAACGAGTTCGAGATGAACCCGATCAGAAGCATCAGAAAGATCGATAGTCGCGAGACGTCGATCTATAGATGCAGAGTAGGCGAGTTTCTGGTTAATTGTTTGATCAGTGAAGTTCACTGATCCCGCAGTCAACCGGTGCCTCTCCAGTACTGCCATCATGTGCCGGGCTACGCCCTGCTGCATGAATTGCATAGATGCTGGTTCGATGGCAATTACTCGCGGGGATTGGAGGGTCTTTGGGACAAAGACGACTCGGACTGCCGGTTCTGACCGGAGGTCTCTATAATCGATATCCCGTAGTCCTCCAATGCCCTCCTCGCCGCAGGCTGCATTCCAGTTGTGGAAAGCATGATCAGCGGCGGAGAGGGTACCTTCTGCCCTGGTGTACCAATATCGGATCCGACGTCTCTCGTTAGAGAGAAGACGATCCGCAGTGACACCAGGACCATGACCACAAACAATGTGACTAGGATCAAGTGTATGAAACACTGAATTCCAAAGTACACAGGAGACGAGGTCCAGAACTGGATCGTGTCTCTTAACTTGCGTTGTGGCATGATAAAGGTCCTCCTCTACGTTCTTGAACTTTGCAATAGCCTCAAGCTCTCGCTTGGGACTACAAGATAACTTAGGCTTCTTAAAGAAGCGAGTGATCTGCCTTATCCAGTAAATGGATTCAGCACAAGCCTCAGAACGTAGACTACCACCTTCATCGAACACACGGTTGAACAAACCTCGCAGCAATGCGGGGAGAGTTCCATTCCGGCGGTCCTTGCGGAATCCGTTCGGTAATGTGAACCGCCCCATCTCGATCCCCGATTCAAGGGCATCAGAAAGATGGGGGAGGGTAATCGTTAAGAACGACAACCCTTCGTGTTCAAAACGACTTTCAATTTCTTGAAAGTCGCGTTCAGTGGACACACCTAGCTCCATTTTGACTTGCGTCAAAAGGGCTTGGAAGAGCATAGTCGGTCGTTTCATCTTACACCTCATTTTGATGTGGCATAAGAACCGTCCGACGCATTCTCATCTAGCGGGAAACAATCCCGACAGTGACACTCCGTCCGAGCGAGTTTAAAATTCGCCCGTAAGGACCTTGTTGTAATTGGTTGAAGTCAACCAAGCCTTCAAGGCGTCAATGAGATAGCCGATCTCCGTGTCGGTAAAGCCCCAACGGGGCTCATCCATCACGAAATAGACTGAAGTCCCGATCTCCTTGTTAACCGCGGAGATAGGGTCGGCCGAGATCTTCTTCTGCGAGAGGCGAACCTCTCGGCGAAAACGATCTTTGGTCGAAGTCTGGCGAACTGTCATCGAGACATTGCCGGTAGCGTCCGTATAAACATTTGCCGTCAGACCTGGAAGGGTCTTGGGCAAGGACGTAGCGACAGCGTTAATCGTAACAGATTGTGGATCGGCTAGCATCGAAAGCTCCTAACATTCTAAGTATGGGTTCTATCAACAGCGTGTGAATCACGCTTTTGAGATCAACTCGGCAACTTGGACATGCCTAGGGCACCAAGCACAGCGAGCTGTCCGGGACTCAATGAATTTGGGTTCGCCGGATAGAAAGGATTACCAAGTACGCGCGTTTTGAGATGACTCTCTGCGTACGAACTTGAAGAATGGGCTACGTTGGAGCCTCCAACCCCACGGAAGTTACCTTCCGCGAATTGGGAGCCTCTTGCCACTTGCTCTCGCATAATGCAAAACCGACGAGCTGCTAATGAATCAGCAACTCCGGCGTCGCAGTTTTCGAGAACTCGAGACAAGTCGACACACCAACTTAGCAACCATGTCCACGGAATCGCATCATATAATTGATGCATGCGAATCCCGTGAAATCCTCGAAGAGCCGCTTTAAGGTGGTTCTTCTTGAATTGCACGCCAGGTGGCGCATCCGGTAGGAAATACTTGAACTGGGCAGTTGCCCAGATCCGATCCACTACCGACTGCGTTTGGCGAAATCTTGGCACACTGTTGTAGAACTGAGTTGTGAACGATTGTTCAAACGAGTTATACTGGTGTGTCCAGTCATTCGACCAAAGGATGGTTTCTTTCTCGTACAATTTAACTTGACGAGAAATCCATTTGCCTTCGTTACGAAGTAGCCAATCGATGCGCTTCTGTAGCTTCTGTTGATGATTCAAAAGAGTCAGAACATCAGATACAAGAGGCATCCAGCCAAACACTTGAGACAAGTAGTACTGCCCGAAACCGGAAAGGTTGCGAGCAAAACCACGTTCCAATTGCTGAAGCTGACCACGTAAGTCTTTCAACTCGTATATCATATTGAACAACGAGAAGAGGGGCTTAGTGGGTTTCATTCGATCATAGGCAATCGCGCCCCATTGGGTACCATTTCCGGTTAAAGCCGGAAAGGCCCAATTCGCAACCCCCGACGTCAAGCTACCATGATAGTATAGATTGATACCATTAGTAATCGTGACTCCCCCTTGCGAGGGATTACGACGAATAATGGTACCTCTCTTATCGAAGTAGCCGGATGCGTCATCCTGGAAAAACCATCCAGGATGGTTGGTTGTATCAACTATGCTGTTGTCATAGAATCCAGTGACCACATGGTCTTGCTGGAATCCTAGGCCAAAATCATAGTAGGTCCCGATTTTAAGCGGGGTCGATACGATTCGCGATTTCTTCATAACGTCCTTTCTAGAGTGTCCATTACTGAACGTGGGGTCAGCTGTG